CCATGCCATAGTTGTCACACTGCTCGAAGATAGCATTGTTAAATCGTAGGCCAATTCCGCCTTGTATCTGTACGCCTATCGGTGCGCCAAAGAACGTGGGTTGCTCCCACACGTCCGTAGTAGGCACATCGCTTGTGCTGACGTAGATCACGGCAGCAACCGTGCTGCTCTTGATATTTACGTTTTCATATCGGTTCTGAATGCTGGCGTCGATGTAGAAGCCAGCGTCGAAGCCCGAAAGCCCGATGTCGCGGAAGGTCGAGTAGATGACGGTCGACAGGTTGAAGGCATATCGTGCATTTGAACTACCGATTGCGTAGATGCCCTGCACCGACACATGCTCGATGAACGGGTCGGTGTGCCCGTAAGCTGCTACAGTAAAAAGATCTGTTCCTGCAACAGTCGGATTGAAAAGAATCTTCCCGGCAATCGGCACCTGGGCGAACGCTTCAACAAATTGTCCGCGTGATCCGCCTTCGATCATCGAACCATTATATAGTGTAAGCGTGTCGGTAACGAGATATGCAGTTCCGGGAGTTGACAGATCTACTGTATACTGAGCTGCTTTGCAGAAATCAACGCACGCCTGAATTGCTGCCGTATCATCTGTAATACCGTCTCCAGTTGCTAGCCACGGATAGTCTTTCGGGCTCTTCGGGCCGTAACTGAAGTGCGCGCCGACAGTACGAGCGACATAATTTAGCGAAGCGTCTAGACCAATAAGCGCCGGCCCTTTGCTCACATCTAGACTGATGAGATCATCTAACGCATCTGCGCTGAGCACCGGAGTTGTAGGATTCCAGATTGAAGCAGTCATTAGTGTTTCCTAGTAACCTTGTGCAATAATGTTACTATTCCGAAGCTCTACAAGTTGCATCTGAGCAAGAGCAGAATAGGCCGCAAACTGATCTGTGTCGCCAATCATCTTGAAGACTGTACTAGCAGCTTCGAAAGCGATTGCATAAGGATGATCTAGCGCAATCCAAGAGTTATACCCAGCTTGGGTAATATCCGGATTGTCGTACCGTCCGACAATACTGTATTGAAGCTGGGTAGATGAACGAATCTGAATGACCTCACCGGCTACATAGCAGACGTCATTCCGATTAATTTTATATTCATCTAGTACATTCTCGGGTACGATAAGCTCTAGAAACTTGCCGGTGTCAGTGCCGACAGAGTCAGTCTTACGAATGTACTTCAACGCACGCCACTTTGGAAATAGTGTACGATATTCAATTTGTTGTATATACTCCGCAGTTAGGAAAGAAACCCCCTGCTCACGAAGATCTTTGTAATAGTAATCACTCTGATGGAGTTTCAAGGTAGCTGAACGAACAGCCGTGAGCGTCTGTGCCACCAGATCAGGACGATTGGTGATTGTGTAGACTTCTGCGATCAGTTCGTTCAGCGTCATGATTATTTCCGGGTGCGTTCTGCAACGCTAGCACGAAGACTAGCTGCACCATCACCGCCAAGTGCAACAGGTGCGATATCAGTAGTACTGGCCGGGTTAAGTTTGCCTTGCTCGCTTGAACCCATGTCATTCGCAGGATTCATCTGGGCGCGCTTTTCAGCTTCGAATTCTTCATAGAACTTCCGCTTCAGTGCAAGCATCGGGTTCTCTTGTTCAGCCGTGATGGTGCGGGCGTTCGGATCAATGTAGATGACGCCGCCAAAGCCATTAGAACTGATCTGCTTATCCAGATATTCGATTTGATCCGGATCACCAGTCACAAACATACCGCCCTTGAAATGTGCCACATGGCCATTCGGGAAGATGATGTTATTGAACTTAATGGTAGACTTATAGAGTCGCTTGGACTCTTCGGTTGAGACAGTGGTAGACATATTAGTACTCCTGAGGTGGTGGGCAGGTTTTGTTATTGCAGACCTGCCCGAAACTGCATTCCCTCAGGAGGAAATTAGGACTCTGCGTGAACGATGTAGATGGAAGTTCCTCGCGGACCGCCAATCCCACCGGCGCCGCCAGCAATACGCTGTGCAGCAGCTCTAGCACCAGTAGTCGCATTCGGCAAAGTAATCTGATTCGACGTGGGCGTCAAGACGTTCGTCGTACCATTATACCGCACTGTGATGGACGAAATGTATCCATCCTCAGTGCTTGCCATGCCAACCGGGTTCAGTTGAAGAACTGTCATTTCAGTTCTCCTACTGATTAGCCAGCAGCCGCAGCAGTCAGGTTCGTGATGATGGCATTGGCCGGCGGGTTTTTCACCACGCAAGTCAATTCCGTCGTCAGCGTACCACCAACTGCGTCAATGCCATTATCAACCACAGTGTCGCCACTCACGTTGAATTCTTGCTTCATCGTCTTGCGGCCGCCCAGATAGGCAACACGGAAAGTCGACAGATCCACGGCAATTGCGTACTTGCTCCAGTCACTGTTCGAGTTAAACAGCGGATGCTCGATCATACGGAAACTACCACGGGCAATGTTGAATTGACCGAATTGCAGACCGTACGAAGTAGCGCCGTTCTGGATGTAGTACGTGCTGTTCAAACGACCAATGTTGTTGATCACTTTGCGAGCCGAACCACCAACAAACAGAACGCGCTCGTTACCAACCTTCGGATCAGTTGCCTGATTGAAGACCGGATCCAGAGCAGTTTCCAGTTGGGTGAAGTTCGTGGTAGCACCGGCCGTCGTGTTGTTAACCACACCGCCGTAACTGGCCGGGTAGTAACTAGCATTCAGGATGATATTACGCAGGCCGTCCATAGTACGGAACGGTTGGCCATTTCGCGTACCTTGCGACTTCGTACCGAAGAACAGCGCTTTTTCGATATCGGCAGCGTGGAAAGCAGCGCAATCCATCCGGTTCTCAGCAACAGTGCTTTCCCCGGCGATCACTTGCGTAGCTTGCGCCGAACCCGAAAGTGCCCAGGTGTTGCGGAAGATCTGCGTGTAGTTAGTGATACGGACCGGGTTGATCTGCAGAGCATTCGGACGAACACTGGATTCTTCAAACGCATTACCAATCTGGTACAGGTTCACGTTGTCTGCAATCGCAGCCGCAGTAGAACCAACACCACGAGTCACCGAGACTTGCGTAGCAGACAGAATCGAGTTGATGATGATAACTTCACCAGTCGATTCCGCGCGCATCAGCATGCCCGGCAGAACATCGGTAGTCGAAGCAACAGTGAACACGGTGTCAGTTGCACCAGCAACCGCTGCATCCAAATTGATCGACGGAAACAGCATGGTCTTGGTGAAGAAACCATGTTCCACTTGCAGAGCTTGTTCAGTCGGCAACATGGAAGTCATACCGAAGAGCGGCGCTTGGCCGTTTGGCATGAGGCGAGTAATCATCCCTGCGAATGATTTAGCGGCAAGATCAGCAGTGAAGCCGCTGGTATTGAAGATACCGGTAGACATTTGAATAGTTCCTTAGTTTGGTGAGAGGCGGCTGATTAGGAGACGTGCCACTGAACAGTGGTAGCGGACAGTTTCGTGACGGTAATCAACGACCACGAACTGGCAGGAGTAGTCGCACGGCCAACGAGAGTGACGTTAGCACCGGCAACCCACGTGATTGCAAACGCATCCTGGATTGAGACAACAATCGAGAACGAGTCGCCGATATCCATATCAGGACAGGCGGCCAGAATCAGCGCAGCAGTCGGCGTAGTAACCGCACGACCAGCACTAAGAGCCGAGTAATAAACCATGCCGCCGGACATTTCTGCCACGGTCATCGTATGGTCAGCATCAGTGGTTTTGCTGGTGATAGAAATATTACCCAGCAGCCCTTGCCCTTGGCGGCCAACTTGCGGCAGCCCAGCGGCATCAGTAGCCATAACACGTTTGAAAAGCATTTCAGTTTCCTCTGGCCACTAGGGCCGCTAAGTTGATAGTATATGAATATCAGCCGACAGAAGATTCAACCCATTTATCCCAATCGGTACCCCGCTCTGCAGCGGTAGGCTCTTTCCGAGGAGTAGGATTAAAGTCTTCTGCGGCGGCCTTGAGATAATCTTTTGCCATCGCATTCAACTCAGAAGCGGTAGCGTTCGGATATTTCGCAGCCAGTTGGTTCTGGATTGCAGTCACCACAGGGGCAACAGAGGGCTTTTTGAATGCAGGATTCTCCGTGAGAAGACTATCTTGCATGTTTTGCTTTTTGACTAGGCCGGGGAGTTCAGCAGTGAACTGTTCTCGGGCCTTGGATACTTGCTGTTCGATCAGTTTCTGGGCGACCACAGTGGATTGTCCGTAGACAGTTTGTGCAGTTTTGTTCAGAAGTTCCGCCATTGCGGCTACTGCTTCTTCACCGCCCGCAGCAATCTTGCGGAGAGAATCTTGATCCAGAACGCGTTTGAAATCTACCTTGCCTGCGGCTTCCAGCATCTTCTCGGGGGTGAGAGCGTTCTGGTCGTCGTTCTTAGGGGCGTTTGGATCAGTAGGAGCAGTTTCCCAGAGCTTCTCGAACTTATCTTCTGGGGATTTGTTCTCAGGAGCATTCTGCGAACCTACGGGAACTACGCCGTTCGGAGCAGTCTGCGCACTGTTCTGCGGCGCTGCTGGCGCAGGATTGTTCTGCAAGTTGTTTGTAATGCCGGGCTGCGGAACTGGTACATTCTGAGTACGGGCGCCGAAGATTTTATCCATGAAAGACATGATTTGATTCCGTTATGGTTAGATTTTAACAACAAGCCAATCTTCGCAAAGAAGGTCTGTCTGACTGGCAAGCCACGGCACTTGTTGATTGTCTGCGGTTTTCATATAAATATATGGAAGCGTCATCTTGCTATGCGCATCCGGCACCTGAAGATTTAGCCACATTCCTTTGCCGTTCCAACCTTGTCGAGCAACTTTCTTGCCCTGCTTAAGCTGTTCGAGAGCTTCGGAAAAAGTGAGAAATGGTTCCATGAGAGAGTTCCTGAGGGTTGGCTGGATCAGAGATCCAAAGGACGTTGTCCCGTCAGCTGGGATTCAGCTTCTTCGGACAGTGTGAGGAGATAGGACAGTGCATCAATCTGTCCACGTAGATGCGCTTCCTGTTGAGCGTATGACATTGGTTCGGAAGGTGTGAATGATAGATTGATTTTCTGAGTTGCTACTGATGCGATTTGATTCTGAATGACTTGTTTTTGCAGACTGGTAAGGATACCACCTTGAAGGAATTCTTCAGGAGTGAGAGTCCAGGATTGGAACTGGTTGGTAGTAGAAAGGGTTGCCATCACACTGCTCCGTTAGTCATACCGCCGGTGGAATTTGGTGCGCTGAGAGCTGCCTGACCTTGTGCGGCTGGATTCATCATCTGCGGATCATATCCGAACTGTTGCGGTGTCGGCTGCGGACCAGGATTGATACCTTTCTTAGCAGACTCCATCGCTACCATCTGCCAGGACGCAAGTGCTTGTTCGTACGCCTGCTGCTGAGGACTCTTCTCGAAAGCAGATAGGTCTACATTCTCAGTCTTCATGATGTAAGAGAACATCGGTGCGATATTGTATGCGCCACCAATTGCACTAGATGAACCAATCACTTGCATGGCGATTTGTCGAGATTCCGTGCTCATCACTTTCTCAGACGGAAGCAGGCCATCAGTGATTTTGAAGTTGATGATTGCTTGACGGAGCGCGACAGGATCTACATCGACGTTCTGTTTCTGACTCTGAGAATATACAGAGGTCGCGCCCTGGTACTGAAGGATGTTCAGCTTCAGTACTTCTTTCAGCGGGGTGAACACTTGTGCTTCATACAGCAGCGCAGTCATCTGATCGCTGGAAGTAGCATTGGACATGGTAGATTGCCACTGTCCGTCAGTTTTATTGCCCTTGACAAACTGACCTTGGCGCGCCGCATTCTGGCCATTCAGCATGTTCGCGAATCCGATCAGCCCCTGGATTTCTTGAAGATTGATACCAGATTGGTCATCACGATATGGGAACTGATAGACTGCGTCTCCAGGCGGCTTACCGTAGGCAGAGGGGCGGACAGGAATCTTAGCTGCCGGATTCGGACTATTAATGTGAGCTTCGGAGACTCGGGACGGATCGTACAGAACGCGATCATTCACTGCGCGACGGCGAGCTGCGTTACCCATAGCGAAACCCATTAATTCGCCAGCTGTTGAACGGTAGTCACGATTTTTGGCGACCCATTCAGGATTCAAAACTTCCGCCTGCTGCGTGGGCGCCATTGACTTAGT